GAGGAATACGAAAAGACGATGAACGAGTATTATAGAATACTCAAAGAAAATGGGCTTAAGATTGGGGATGAGTACAAGAACAGGGAACGCATAGCCCGTGAGATCATCACACGTGAACAGGCTTATTCGGAGATACGGGGGAGAATAGTTGAAGAACTTACCGAGTTGGAGTTGAAAAAGAGCAGGGAAATGGCCGATGGTCAGGTGAACTCTTATCTTACAAGGATGCGGGCAGCCGAAGAGTTTTATACTAATTCTATTGCTTTAGCTAAAGCAGATTATGAGGTTGCGAAGAGAAATGCCGATGAGAAACTTCGTGTTGATAGGAAACGGATAGATAAGACCTTAGAAGGAAACAAAAAACTATACGAACAGGGGAAACTATCTTTAGAGGAATACGAAAAAGCGCAGAGAAACCACGATGAGAATATTGAGATACTCGAAAACAATCACAAAGGGGCTTTAGTAAAGGCACAAGATGAGTATAATAAAACCATCAAAGAATTAGAGATAGAGCGCATATCTGACATACGGAGCATCACCTTAGACGGCTATAAAGATACAATTCGGGATATGGATATCCAATTAGAGGAACAGCAAGCCTTAATGGACAAACATTATAAAGAGCTTGAGAATAAATACTCAGAGAAGAATATGCTGGATATTTTCTTCGGTGATGATAACGCTATGCGGGTTCTTCTTCTTCAACAGGAATATGAACGTGAATCACTGAATCTGCAAAAGGCTTTCGTTGAACACAAGCTGAGTATGTACAAAGAGGGCACACAGGAATATATCGACACACAGGCTGAGTTGAACAGTATTATAATTGAGGAAGAACGCTTATCTGCCGAACAGCGTATCGAGTTGGAAAACGAAGTACAGAACAGAAAGAAAGACTTACAAAAGGGGATAGCGGAAAACACGAAGGATGCCCTAAAGGAGGTTTGGGAATCATATTTCGAGTGGTACGACAAACAATTGGATAAGGAATTGGAGAAACAAGAGAGGGTGAAAGATAAAAGGCTGGAGGTTATACAAAGCCAGTACGATTCATCTTTAATGACGCAAGAGGAATACGAAGCACAAAAGGAAGCTATTGAACTCGAATCAGAAAAGAGGGAACAGGAGATTGAGAAACGAAGAGAGGAAGCCGAGCGTCGGAAGTTCTTTCTTGAGCAGGCAATGGCATTGGCTAAGGTATGGATTAATGCGGCTTTGAAAATATCCTCGCCAGCTAACGTTATGGGTGTTCTTACTCCGCTTTATCTTGCTGAGGCTGTAACGGCAACAGCTCTTATCGCTGCTCAGTCGATTCCTTACTTCGAGGAGGGGGGCGAAATGAAAGAAACAGGGTTAGCCGTTGTTGGTGAGAAGCGCAAAGAGGTTGTTTTAACGCCACGTGGCGAGGTTTACATTACGCCCGATACTCCAACGCTCGTACACCTCGAGCGTGGCTCTACGGTCTTCCCTGATGCCTCAAACCTGAACAATGAAGCGATAGCCAAGATGGTGATGGTGAATGCTGGGTTGAACTTTTCCACTAAAACTCTGGAAAAGAAACTCGATAAACTGATAGCAATCGAGGAGGGCAAGACCTTTCAACTACCTAAGGAACGATTAATGGACAAACTTATATTTGCACGCAAACTATGAAATATTTACTTTCTTTTCTTCCTTACTCAATCTTCGGCTTAGCCGTAGGTGTTGTACTTGCTCTTATTCTTTCGATACCTATATGGAAAGCTGTTGTTCTTATCCTTGTAGTGATCGCATCTATGATATTTCTTAATTTTATTGTCTTACGTTATACATTAGCGGCTTATGATGCCAAAAGAAAACAAGTTCACGCTGAGGTATAAAACCCTTTCTTGGGTTGATACTTCTGGGGTTACTCATCAAGGGTATAAGACTGCCGACGTTGAGCCGTATAATTGGCCCGACTTCGAGATAGCTATTACCCGTCAGGACTTAGTTGCCGACCGTGAGATAACCTCTGAACTTGAATTTGCGCATCTTGAAATCATTTCCGACGCACGAAGCGATGGCAAAGACCTTGAGCTGATATTCTCAAAGCGAAATAACGATTGGACATACTCAGAGATTGCCACGTTTACGGCAGATATGACGACTTATCGAGAGGAACGGGAAAGAATACGACTTTCATTTATTGAGAACAGTATAAGAAAGAAATTAGTTGATAATGCGTCTGTGAAATACGATATTGATGTACCTATTCAGGCAACACGCACACCAAACCCCGATGCTTATACGCTTCTTTACACGGGACTATCGAGGGATATTGAGAATGTCTTTGCTCCCGCTTTGGTTTCGTTTGACTCACCGAATACTGCTATCCCGGGTGTTCTCGTTAAGCGCACAGCAACCGATCGTTTATTATTTACTGATAAGATGGGAGCACTCTCACTTTATTCCGGCAATTATACAATAAAGTATAAACTTGGAAAGATAGTGATATTAGACCACCTAGTAAGGGATGCATCTACTTATAAGATGAGGCTGAATAAATACACAGCAAGAACACTTGTTAGTACGATAAAAGAATGGCCTTATACGAATAAGGCTGATTATCTTGGTGATTACCTTTACACCTTTGAGGACAGCGCAGAATATAGTCAAATTATTAACCTGAATGTTAATGAATCCTTAGTTCTTGAGGTAACTCATGAACATTTAAGTGAGGTGCATTCCTATGAGGGAACACGGCTTTCATTTTCTTACATCACAGAATCTCTTTATTCTAATTACATGGTCTATGGTATGACGCAAAAGCAAGCTCTTACGGCTCTATTGGCAAAGATTACGCCTTGCACGCTTGTTTATAATATTCCCGATACTCTGTTTTTGGCCTCAGAATCCTGTTTGGCTCAGTCCTTAGAGGCAAAGCTCTCCCTGACGTTAGACGATATTAAGAAGTCTTTGCGCTGTTCTGGAGCTGCGATGTCTGTTTCTGGAACTACTGTAACGGTGGATTACGTGGATAATCTTTTCTCCGGCACTTTAGGCGGTACGCTTGTCCCGATTAATAACCCCGTTTTTGAGTACTCGAATGAGCACGTTTACGGATCTGTTCGTGTTGGGTATAAGGTAAATAACGATGCCGAAAAGTCTATATTTTGCGAGAATGTTTTCAAGCTCTCCGATGATGAGAAAGAGCTGGACTTAGTAAGTCCCTTTAAAGCCTCTCCTTACGATATCGAGGAAACACTGGATAAACTCCGTACCTCGTCAAACGAAAAGAAGAACTATTCAACAGATATATTCATCTTTGACATTAACGCTTTCAATACCTATAATGAAGCGACACTAAACAAAGACTACTATTTAAGAAACAGTATCGGTGGGGAATATAACCTACGCCTAAGTCCCGTGAATATTCTGCTCTCTAATGAGCGGTATATTCTTGTTTCGGGAAGTCCTGTTTTCGCCTCTTCAGATGGTGAGGACGGGGCGACAATAAAAGGCTTCGTTCGTCACTCGTCTTATACAAATTTATTAGATGCTATAACAAATCTAAGTGGCAGGGCATTGAATGTTACTGTTCGCTTTTTGGATATATCTATTGGCCAGATAAAATACTACAATTATACAGGGGCAACCATTCTTGATGCCGATTGGTTAGATACGGACAACTGGACAGAGGTTTCGTACTTAGAGGAAAGAGAGGTAACGTTCACCAAAGACCCTCTATTTTACCCGTATTCTATTGTTTTTGATACCTCACAACGCTTAACGACTTTAGACACAACGAAATACTACGCTGTTGTAGATAATTTCAGTGATAAGACATATAATTTTTTCATTAATGATATATCTTTGCAATTGACGAAGGTAGAATCACAAAGCTGGAACGGAATATGCTATACACTTCCCGAATAACAATACCTAAACTCTGCCCGTTGGTTTTTCAAGATCCCACGATGGCAACAGAGGGCACGTTCTACCCGATGTGCTACACTCAGAAATGGGTGCCTAATGATAGCACAAAGGTTCAGGTATGGTTTGCCGATGCCACACCCTCGGAGGTCTTCGCCCTTGAGGTCTTTGATGAGTATGGCACTTGTCGGGGTATATTCCCGTTCTATTGGGCTACGCTCTCAGCAGGGTACGACTATGCTACGGCTCAGTTAAGGTTTTCTGGACTTAGCGGGATATACGAGGTACGAATAACAAGCGAAGAATCCCTTTATCCTTTGCTTTCGGAATCTACGCCAGTTGTGGGAGAATATTACGTTCACGGCCATAACATTTGGAAATATACCGGAGGGCCGTATAACACAAATGACCCCTGGATTCCCACCGGTGGCGTTGAGATAGCAACAGAAAGCCTTTTAGATACGTTGGCTGATTCATGGCCAATAGAAGTTGGGAACCACACGGACACTTTCCTTATAGCTTACGGGAATACCCGCAATGACTTTGAAACCGTGTTCGGGGACTTCGATTACGATACATTTACGTTCCGTATTGAGGGGGGCTTTATGCCTGACGGCTACCAGGCTGGGGCGGACTTTTCACTATTCACGAACCAGCATCAGGAAGATACTCTAACCTATGCGATGCCCTTTGATACCCACGTATTGACGATTGGCGATTCGCTGGGTGTGCCGTGGTATTTTTTGGAAAAGATAAACCACATATTTTGTTGCGATATTACCCTTGTCGAGTGGGTTCAGTACACCCGTACGGGGGATTTAGAGATTGAATGGACAAGCAAAAAAACAGGTATCGGGTCTATCTCTTTAAAGACTGTTACGAACAGGATGACTCAGAATATCGATGGCGAGATAATCATTACAGACGAAAGCTCTGTTCCATTGTCTAATGAAGATGAAAAAATATTGATACTATGATAAAAGAAAACGAATTACCTACACAGACCACGTTACCTTCGAGTTGGTTTCTTCGTATGGTCAGCGACACAGGGGCGTCGAAGCGCATAGCCTCGTCGCTGGTTAAGTGGAGCATTGAAGATGTTATAGACCTTGAAACGTCGCTCTCTGGGAAACAGGACTTATCTACTTTAAAGAGTATGGTTGCTTATCTTGATGCCACAGGTCAAAGTGTTGGTTCTGGTTTCGATATGGGGACAATCGCTGATACTACGGAATTAGATGCTGCTTTTTGCGGGCTTTATACCGCCCCTGTTCCTTTCGCGATAACTAATATCGGCGATGTTTATGGTGTGTTAGCGATAAATCGTAACGTTCTTGGTGACGGGGCTACGGAGGATAACACGGCAGCCTCTCAGCTTCTCTTTACGTCTAATGGGCTATACTTGCGCTCTTACTCCACTTCTTGGGGATTATATCGTTATGTTGGTGGCGGTGTGCAGCCTCAACCCGTTACCCGGGCGCAGTTGATAGACCTTATGGATGAGCACGAGTTAGTACAGGGAACGAAGTACATAATCACCGACCACCCGAATGATATGGGAATCATTGTTGAGGCGGCCTCGTCTTCTCAAATTTCTCAATATGCCTTACGTCTGGCCTGTCAGCCGAAATATTATGTGGCTGGGCCATATATGACGGGTTCTGGTGGAACGGTTGAGGAATATTGGAATGGTGTTTATGAGCACGGCTCAACACCGGCCGAGGGTGAGATATACATTTATGCCGGTATGGTATATAAAAACCTTACAGGCGATGACACAACACCCCCGGGTGAATATATCCTCAATTCCACCGACTGGGAATTAAAGACCGTTGAATGGGGCGACTACTATTCACCAAATATCTGCGAAGTAATTTACAAGATAGGGTTAACCACCTCTCCCGGTGTTGAGCCGTGCGGTGTTGTTCAAAGACAGACGGATATTAATAATAATACTTTCGGGCAAGCCTTAACGGGTGATCCAACTTTGGCACAGAGAACGCGGATAGATTATAACGACTGGGGGCATCCGGGAATAAAGAAATGCGAGCTGA